GCCCAACGCACTAGGTCAGAAACAACTAAAAAGTATTCTGGGAAACCCATTTCTTTGACTACTCTTATTTCATGTTGTGCTCTATCGACTATATTTTGTGGTAAGTTTTGTCCATACTTTTGTCTTAGACCATCCCATGCTAGTCTCTCAAAGTATTCTGTAGAACTTTCTTTGGTAGGTATAGGAAAATTAGGAAAATGTATATCACCAAAATCTAACTTAAGGTCTATCATGTCATAGACGTGCATGGTGTTTTTTAGTTGGTCTTCAGAAAATACAGAAGCCATTTCATCATAAGATTGTAGATAAAAATGATCACCAGAAAAAGAAAATCTATCTGGGGTATGTATGTTTGAGTTAGTAGCAACACATAACATTATGTCGTGGGCATGGGCGTCACGTTGATGAACGTAGTGGCAGTCACCGGATGGAATAATCTTTGCGCCTATATGATTAGCTACCTTAATCAAATCCGGTATGATAGCAAGCTGTTCTGCTATACCATGATTCTGAATTTCAATAAAGTAATTTTCTTTACCTACAATCTGCTGCATCTTTGCTGCATGATTTAATGCTGTCTTGTAGTCCTTTCTAAGAAGGGCTTGCGAAACTTCTCCGTTAAGACAGCCAGATAAAACTATTATCCCCTCGGAATGTTGTGATATTAAATCATGATCTACTCTAGGCTTTACATAATATCCTTCAGTAAAAGCTTTAGAGGACATCTTTATTATGTTATGATAACCAACATTGTTCTTGGCTAGTATAGTTATATGGTATGGCCCTCTTTGTTCCCATTCATTTTTTGATGGGCCAGATCTTTCCTCTTCATCTCTATCAAATCTACTTTTTCTAGCCTGGTACATTTCTGAACCAAGAATTGGCTTTACGCCACATGCCATACCAGCATCGTAGAAGTCTAACCACGAGTGTATATTGCCGTGATCGGTCGTAGCTAAACCCAACATGCCAAGATCCTTGGCTCTAGTCAGGTACTGTTCTACGTCTCCATGCCCATCCAGCATGGAGAACACGGTGTGGTTATGTAGGTTTGTCCAATTCTTCATTAATTAGTTTATGCCTCTACCTTTATTGCTGCTATCTATTGTGTTGTTTCTGGTTTCTCTGTAAGTGATTAAGACTATTCCTCCACAGAACTTGCATGGGACTGGCTGTCCCGCTTGAGCAAATGGGCTTCTTTCCATGTAGCTCATAGGTTGATCTGAATTACACTCAGAACATACGCCTATAACATCATCTGGATCATTTATATTATTCATTTTTTTTTCTCCTTCTTAGTTGATCTGTATGCGAACCTTATTGGTGAGGGAGAAGATTTTACATTTGTTTCTACAAATTTTTCTCCAACCTTAACCCATTTCTTTCTTCCTTCTAGCTGGCAATCCCCGCACCCAACGCCTACTGAATTTGCTCTTTCGCAGGTATATGGTCTACCGCCTATCCCAATCTCTCTTCTTCTTATCCAATCATTTATATGAGATGTAGATTTTTGGACGTTGTAGTCACTGCAATTGCTTAATATTTCATGAAGAAGCTCAATAGAATCATCGGTGTAAGTTAGAATCGAACAGAGGAACAATCTAGACTCATGGTCTATGTCATGTTTTTCTCTAGCTTCTTGATATATTCTTTTTATTGCCGGGCAGTTTTTAAATAGTACATGCGGAGAAAATACCTTTGGTGAATCATCTACTTGCTTTAAGCCTTTAGACCCATGCTTATTAAAGTAGGAAAGATAATCTTTGCTTCTTTCTTTATCTGCTTCCATTTTATAGGAATATTCTCTATACCATTCATTGGATTTATAATCAAAATCTATATCTTGGTACTCACTAGATCTAAAGTTTCTGCTAATCAAAAAGATAGCCTCTAAACCACTATTGAATTCATCTATAGTTAGTAGTGTTTTATATAAGCCAGTGCTCTGGTGCTTGCTACCAGGCAATCTCCACATTCTTCTAGCATCATACACGCTTAAATCTAAGCTTGTTATATCATAAGAAGACCTTATGTCTGAAGCTATAAATCTAAATAAAACATGCAGCTCATTAGATGGAGTTATACCTAAAGCTGAGCCCTCACATTCTATATGAAAACCTTTTTTACCAGTAAAGTATATTTTTATAGCTTCTTCTGGAATTTTATTCTTTAATATATTTACTAGCTTTACAGTTTCCTGATAGGCTATAGCTATGTCTGAGTTATCTAAATCAAAATATAAATTAGAATATCTAGTTGCCTTATTTATATCTTCATTATTATAAAGCCAAACGGAAGTATAGACACCCACATTGTTGTGCTTGTCTGAATACTTTTCAACCTGGTCAAAAGGTATAACCAATGGGTTATCGCCATTTTTTTCTCTGATAACCTTAGATAAAGAATCAACGTATCTAGCTACCTCAACAAATTTCCAGTCTTTTAAAAACTTTTTTTCATCAGTAGTTGGTCTCACTGTATTTTACCTTTGCCAGAATTGTTTACAAAATTATAAATTATTGTTTTGTTATTTTTATTATTGAGCTCGAAAGAGTAGCTTCTATAGTAAACAGATTCTTGGATGTAGCTTTCTAAATTTGATACTAGAAAGTTTCTTTTATTTATTCTGTTAAGTAGTGGTTCCATGGTCTTTCCATCTGCTCTCTATGATATCATCGCCATCCAATATGTAATGGATCTTAGAAGCTATGTTATCTGCTACATGCACTATTTGGTCTAGGTAAGTTATTGGTACAGTTTCCGGTATAGGGGACCACGGACCAAGGTGGCATCTCACTAGTCTTAGTATTGTTTGAACATCATCTTCGTTTACATACAACGTAGACGAATGGATGTCACTAGCAAACTTTTTGTCATCTTCTTGGCAGTATTTAACAAAGTCGCCAACCGTATATGGGTGCATCTTATCGTAAGAGAACCAACCATCTTTATCTATCTTGCCTTTTGTTACATCGTGGAGTAAACATGCAGCAAAGATCAAATCAGATTCTTCTTCGCTCATACTATGAGATTGGCAAAGCATCTTAGCTGCTCTAACTACTCTCATAGTATGCAAGGCGTTACCGCCCTCGCCATGCTCATCTGGTGGATGATACTTACCCGAGAAAGATGATGGTATTTTCCAAAAAGAATCTGCTCTTACCAATATAGATCTAACAAAAGATCTCAAGCCCTCACTAGATATAAAAGAAATTTCTTTTAGAAGAGGTGCCAAGATTATATCTTCCTCTTCTACCATTGAAACTATCTTTTCATCTTTTAAAAATGAATCTAATAAGTTATCATCTTTATTTTTTGTCATCTTTGTTTTCCTTATCTTTTTTCCAATTAGACCATTTAGAACATGGGCTGTCAAACGGACAGCGCTTGCAGTAATAAGTTAACCCTCTTCTTGGCACGAAGTTACTACACGTGCTAAGTTCATCAACCCAAAAGTTTAATGAGTCGACATCTTCTTGAACAAAATCAACATATTCAACTTTAGGATTAGCCGACATGATATCAAAATAACCATATCTAACATTCCTATTTTTACTGTCTCTATTTTTAGTGTATGCGTATTGCATGGATACAAAGTCGACGTTGTATAAATGCTCATGGCTGTCCTTGTAGTTAAAGACCCACTTAACTACATTGGTGTGGCCGTTTTTAATGTAGATAATATCAAAACTATCAGTTATTAGAACATCACCTATCGGTAAATTATAATCCTCTGATATACCTATAGGTACTAATTCTGGATCTGAAAAGTAATTATAAAACGAGAGTAGAACTCCGGCAGCCTTCGATGTCAAGCTAGCCATGTTCCCGTACGCGCTCTCATGCTTATCGTTTATAATATCTTGTGCCGAAGTGTCCTTTGGAAACCAAAGTTTTTCCCACCTATTCAACACTGCTGCGTAAGATGGCGTTTGACCGCTTTGTCTTTTGTATAGAAAGAAATTTATTACATTTTTTAATGTATTCTCAAATCTTTCAGTTACAACATTTCTACTAAGGATCGTTTCTGGAAGCTTCTGATTATACCTATAATCAAAAAGCAAGGCACATGTTTGAAAATCCTTGATCGCCTTAGGCGTTATTTTTATCATTAAGAAAAGTCTCCACTTAATAAATCATCTAGTAAAGATGAAGTAGAATATGTATCGTTTGTTACAACTTCGTAGTCCTCATAAGACTTGGTAGTATCATTATATCTTACTAGAGGTGGGTCGTATACGAATGTAGACCCAGTTATTCTATTTTTTGGTATCTGTAATTGCATTACGTAATCTTCTTCTGACTCATCGCCAGAAGCTAGCTTCTTATCTGTTATAAAGATAGTCACTGCGCACTTTTGCTGGATAGCAAGTGAGCCACCAGTGTCTGATTGCTGGACCACTTCTCTTTTTTCCTTCATTCTATTAGAGTTTTCCTGTGCGGTTATTATGAATGCGCAGTTCATGTCTCTAGCCAACTTCTCTAAGCGCACCATCATCTCTTCAAATTCGCCCCATCTTGGCTTACCTTTTCCGCCTCGGGTGAACATAGATTGTATTGTATCTATCACGATAACATCTGGGAGCTTTGCATTGTGACCCATAATGTCTCTGAGCCATCTCTCTAGGTCCTCAAAGTAGGGTGTTTCTGGATCATGTCTTACCATGAATCGGTCACCCCATTGCTCCATCTTATCTTTAAATGTTTTTAGATGCTTATCTTTTTCTTGCTGAGACCATTTGCCTGCTTCAGAATAAACATTTTGCCCTATGATTTGAGTCATCAGGACTCTTTCCCAATGGGATATAGCTTCTTCAAAATTAATAAACAAAGCAGAGTAACCGACCTCAACCCAATGGTTAACTAAGCACTTAGCGAACGTGCTTTTACCCTTGCCAGAAGGAGCTATGATAGCGTGTACGGCCCCTTTGAAGAAGCCTCCCTCGTCAGTATAGCCCATCGCTCTATTCAATGACTTGAATTGAGTTGGTAAAAAATTTGGTATTACCAGAAGCTCTTCTGCTCTACCAGCTATATCGCTTGCTGTAGTAACATTCTCTAATGGATTGTAGTTAATCTCATTTTCTAATTCTCTAATTTTGTTAGTTAAAACAGATATTCTTTCTATGTCTTCATCTGATTTGCTTGATTTTTGTGTAATTAAAATCTGCAGCTCTTGTAGATAGTCTATCTGTTTTCTTTTATTAGCCTTGTGCTCTATGACTTTTAGTATTGACTCTGCACTCGACAAGTCTATGTTCATTAATATATCAAACATAGCCTGGGTGCCTACATGTCCACCTAGAGCTTCATATATTTCAGTCTCTGTTTGTAGCCAAGATCTAAAAGCTATTGGATCTACTATATCTAGTTGAGTTGCCTTATGGAAAGCCAGGATTGCGTTATAGAATTCGAAGACACCATTTTCTCCATGGTTTATTCCTACTATCTCTGCCTTTAAGTTCTCATGGAAAAAGTTTATTGAACCAGGGTGTCTTAGGCATAGTGCAAATATCTGATATTCAATCGGATAATTGTTATTGTTTTCTTCTGTTGCCATTTTTTTCCTTTAGCTCTTTATATCTTTTTCTTTGGATAGTATTGTATCTTTTTTTTGCGTCTTGGTAGAACTTGCTTTCGGATATTTTATTATTATATTTATCAGGCTTTTCTTCTGACGGAACATAGTTTTTTATTGCTTCTAGTATTCTAGAAAAAACTGCCTCTTCAGTAAGCTTATCATTATACCTAAAGACTAAAAGAGCTATACCCTGTTCTTGACAGAGTCTTGCTTTTTTTTCGTCTCTTTCAACTGCCTCTTCAAAGTCTTCTTTTGAATTAAAGAATCTTCCAGTATAATAAAAATGCTGACGACCATGATACTCTGCAGCTATCTTATACTTAGGACAGTATATATCAAGCTTCAATCTATCACCAATATGGTGTTCGCTTACTATGGATTCATTCGGCAATAGCTTTTGCATTATATCAGTCAAAGCTGCCTGGCCTCTTGACATTTTTTTATGTCTAGTTTTTATCCAGTTCAAACCTAATTGATTGATTTTTTTATTTAAAGCATTGATTGACCAACCTAGTTCTTTAGCTATCTCAGTTAAAGACATAGATGTTTCCATCAGTAAGTCTACCATGTATTCTGTATCATCGTTGTCTTTATGCGGACTCGAACCTCTTCGCATAAAAACTACTTGCTAGCTATGGTAAATACTTTTCCAAAGTCTAATATAGACATGTTTGAATTTTCCCAAATTTTAGGAGCTAACGCGGATGCTAGAACTGGGCAGTCGAGAATGCAGTAGTCTATATTTTCATGAGCTATTATAGATTCATAGATTGAGTCTAGCTTATCATAAAAGTCATTGTATGGAACCTGCAAGTAATGCTTAGGTGATCCTATGACTTTTTGTATAGTCTTTTTCTCATGAAAAGAAACTACTAGTGTTGAACTATACTTAATGTAATGCTCAACAAACGAATCAAAGATATCTTTTTTAGAAACATAATAATATTCTAGCATTCCTGCATCGTATATCTTTTCGTTATCAAGACTCTTGATCTCGCTCACGGAAAAACCAGAGCCTTGACCAATCATATGCGTAGGGATAGCCTTCATATAATTATTGTTTTTTACTTCTAACGCACTTACGATTGACTTTACAAAAGGCTTAGGAGGTCTTTTCTCTGCTGGTATTTTTCCAGTGGCAGCAAGCAGTGCTGATCTAGAAAAGTTAACAAAGGCAAAGCGTTCTTTTCTTGACATTTTATAGGTCAATTCTTTGATTGTTTCTCTGCTATTGATGATTGTCATTTTAAGTTTACCGCCTTGTTTCCAAAAATACCCCAATTAATTAAAGTTGGGTTATTGTCCAATATTGATTGTAAGTGTATTATATTATGAAACTCACCCTTGTCAAGGGTCATGTAACGATCATGCTTTGCTATTCTATCTTCTAGTCTAGCATAGCCGAGGTGCTGCATTATGAATGGGTTCTCGTACCAAAAATTACCAAGTCTCACCCATTCATCTACGTATGTAGGTTCGGACCCACAGGCTAATCTTTTGTCCTTGTATAACCCGTCGGCAGCATATCTAAAAATTCTAGTTGTATTATGCGGAGCCCACATCTTGTCTACTCTGTAATAATTTTCATTCCACATCTCACATCTACGCACATTAACCACATCAAATGGTGACTTATCTAGAGTGTCTTTAATAGATTCATTATCCATTGTATAAAGCATTTCGTCGGCATCGATTGCCACAACCCAGTCACCTGGCTTAGCATGATTGCCTAAGTTAGCCCAAGCTTCTGCTCTAAGGGCACCTTCGTGCTTTATAAACATATTTTCAGAAGTAGAGTATACCTGTGCGTACTTCTTGGCTATCTCTACCGTATTGTCGGTAGAGCAATCATCCGTAAAAATTATCTTATCTACCTGTGTAGATAATCTTTGTAGGAATTTTTCTAAATACCTATCTTCTTCGTTTCTAGCTACGACTAATCCGTAAATCATCTTTTTCCTTAAAGATAAACCAAGCGTGGGGACGAACCCCACGCTTGGTGATTGCTAATAATGATAATTAAATAACGATGTGCTTACGAGCTTGGATCGCACTGATTCTTTCAACGTCTGTGGTCTTGAGAATTACTTCTCCCGGTACACCACGACGGCCCATTGCAAGCTTTTCTGCATCTGTTTTGCTATTAGCTTTTACTACAGTCACAGTTTCTACTGTGAAGTATTTGAACTTATTCTCTGACATTTTTTTCCTTTATTGGTTTGTTGGATAATGTGTTGATATGTATTCTACAGCATCGGCAACACTCTCAGCAAGTTTTGTCGACATATATTTCATGTAAGGTCGATCACTGTTTTGCTTTGAACATATGACTATTACTGGTTGATCATTTAG